GTGTTATCTGTTTCTGACTAGTTACTGTATCAAAATTAGAAAACCAGTTGCTACCAAAATTAACTTGTTCTTTTGATAATTCATAGTATGGATTGTCAATCAATTCATCTAATCCTGTTACCAACTGGTTTCCATTTCTAACAAAACTAAACGGTATAGATATTCCTTTAGACCTTGTTCTTCCCATCGAAATAGTAGTTCCATCATCACGTTTATACTCGTAAGTATGTCTTCCTTGTGCTGATGTACGTGGTACATGAACCACGTAAACTTTTTGTCCTTTAATCATAGGCTTTAATAATTTATTTTAATTTATTTACGATACATAACCAGGAACCCACTCAATACGACCTACTGCACTGGTATCCCAAATATTTAATGAACCACTCATTTCTCTGTAAATACTTAATGTTTTACCAAACTTGTAAGCATTAGAACCATCTTTAACAATACCATTCTTGAAATCAATAGCATTAGCAACAGAGAAATAATAGTCAATATTATCTTCCATAACCATACAAATGTTATTGCCATTAGAGTTTTCAGCAGCATTTTCAGTTTGTCCAAACTCTAAGATATCAATCTGGAATGATTCTAGTGGTAAATAAGAACCTGGTGCTTTCTCTTTGTATAATGTATCATCATCTTTAGATGGGTCATACATAATAGTTACATCAATACCCATTGGTAACTTAATACGAGTAAATTGAAAACCCCATTCTTTCTCATACTTATGTACTCCAGTAGGTTCAGCATTATCTCTTAAAGCAAAACCTGGCTCTAGTGTCTGGAATACAGATGCTTGTTGTGCAATAAGTGTTGACAAGTAACTAATAGCTCCAGTACCACCAACTAACATAGGCTTACGATTCATAAATCCTCTCCTACGATATAATACTTGATGTAAGAAATCATACAAGTTATTTAGTGTAAAGTTACCTCCATGTGGCATATATTGTCCATCACGAACTAACTGTCTCCAGCCTGGTGCTGTTTTCTTTACTCTCTTAGAATCTTGGTCTGTGTCAATTTGTAATCTACCAAATTCACACATCATTTCTCTATCCATCTCAGTACGCTCTAACAACCTTTCTTCAGCTTTAGTAATAAACATACCTTTTTGAATAATCTCATTAGTATTTTTATTCTTCAAACTAGCTTGATAGATATGTCCACGAGAGAAAGCATCTCTGTATTTCTTACCATCATGGTCATCATAAGTACCAGTATTAGACTTACCAGATTTACTAGCAGCTAATTCCATACGAATAAACCTATCAGTAAAAGATACTTCATTAGCATATTGACCTACAACACCACGAAGTTTCATTTGACTTGAGTATTGGTCAGTACCATATTTAGTATTTTCTTCATTAGTTACACGAGTAGATACACGAGTAATTACTTGTCCAGGTTTTAACCATTCTACAGGAATCCAGCTATTAGGATTACCATCTTGAATTTTAACTTCGTAACGGAATGAGTGTGTACCTAGTGGTTCTGGTCCAGATATAATCTCCAACAATGGAGCATTATCAGATGCAGTCTTTAATACTACTGGAGCTTTCAACCAATTACGGTCTAAAGCAATAGCAAAAGTAGTATTACCTTTACCAGGTGTTGCAGATTCTGAAACTAACAATTCAGTAACACGAAAATCTACATCAGCATCACCAATGACAGACCAAGCATACTCATTACGACCACCAGGAATTACACAGTAATTACCTTGAGCCATAGTTAAATAATTCCAGCGTTTGTTAGTTAAACCTAAATTGGTTGAACTAGAAAACAAACGAGCAGTCATAACACCAAAGTCATAAGGTTGGTCATCTCTAAATAATGCACTATGAGATACACTATCAAAGAAATTACCACCGAATCCTTTGTATTCTGTTACTTTAAGAGCGGTTTTTCTTTCCATTTTATTATTATTTTATATAAGTTCTAATTCTGATAAATCTACTTTAGGATTTCCACTCTTCGATGATTTGTTATTAGCTAATGATGAGTTAGACCAATATTTTTCTACTGTATCTTTAACTCCTTTTACTGAAGGACTAAATGCTGATTTCTTATAACTATCTAAATTTATATCTTCACCATCATAGTTAGCTAAAAAATCTACTAACTTTACTAATGCTTTAGGATTCTCAAACAAGTGTTCCATTCTAGTCTTAAAATTACCACTTGTAAATTCGTGAGCTATTAGTTGTTTATGGTCATTTCTCCAATTAGTACTATTCAATACTTGTCCAAAGTTTTGTACAAATACTTCTTGTTGTTGTTGTTCCAGTTCTTCTTGCTGTCTGATTTGTTCAAGTTGACTATTCATTTCTTGTTGTCTAACTTGCTCATCTTTTTTAAACTGTCTTACTGATTCTTTTGTTAATTGATTTCTATCTTTTAGATAATCAATTCTATCTTCTATTTCATCATCTTCAAGACCTTCAGCTTTTAGTGCATTAATTAAATAACTTTCAGCTAAATCATTATCATTCTGTAAATCTTGTTCAGAAAATGAAGGGGGTTGATATTACATCAAAAAGTTAGCTACTTCTTCAGGAGTTACATCATCCTTAAGTGTAGCATATTCAATAATAGGTTGTAAAAAAGATGGAAAGTTTTGTATAGCACTTACTAGTGATACTTGTGCTTGTTTGTCCAAAGCTTCTTTCAATGAATCAAACGTACCATCAAACTCATGTTCAATGGTAATAAAATTATTATCCTTGTAATAATTATAAGCTGCAACAGCATTATCATCCGTATCAACTATATCTGATGGTTCATCTTCAGAACTATCATCAGGAATTTCATCCTCTTCTTCTTGTTCAGGAATATCATCATTGATTGGTTTATCGTCAATAACTTCATCCTCTTGTTCTTCAAAGTCGAAATCTAACTCTGGTAGAAAATCATCTCCTATTTCCATAAGCAAATATATTTTATGTTATTCAATTAATTTTATTTAGTTGACTTAGTATTCTCTTTTTTGGAAATTCTTGCTATTCTTTCTTTAGTAGCAATATCTTTCTCTTTAATATCTAACTCTCTATCTTTTTGACTTAAACTTCTCATAGCTTTATATGCTTCAATATGGTCTGGAACTCCATCTTTATCAGCATTCAAATCATCAGTAAACTTATAAACATCCATAGCTTTTATTTCAGCATCCATTTGTTTAGTTAAAGTGATTTGTTCCATCTTATTATTATGCTCTTGTTGTTTCATTTGTGCTTGAGCTTGTAGTTGTTGCTCTTGCATTTGTTGTTGTATTTGTTGCTGCTGCTGCATTCTTTGTTCTTGTTCTCTAGCTGCTGTAGCAATCATCTTATGTACTTTTTCTGGACTATCACCTCTAGTCATAGCCATAACTAATTCTGATATTCTTTCAGCTCCTTCTCCAGCATTTTGTGCTAATGGTTGTATCATCTGTGTCATCATTTGACGATATCTTTCATTATAGTCACCATCATGAATAAAAATTCCTAAATCTTCATGATTTAGTAATTCTGGTTTTATTCTAATAGTCTTTTTCATTCCATCGCTAGTAACATAATTTAGGAATGTTTCAGTCTTTTCAGGATTGTTTTCAAAGAATCTTCTATAGTAATTAGTAAACTGTGTAACATATTCGTTTACTGTTTCTTTTATTACTAATTGATGAAGTCTAAAATATTCTTCAGCCATAGTATAAGATTGTGCTATAGCTTGTTGATTATCTGATACATTAGAACTTGGAGAGAATATACCTTCAGCTTGTGGTGGTACTAACATTTGCATTCCCATTTCTCTATCTATCAAATCTAGCAACTGTTGCATATTAACTATCTCACCAATAGAACCAGCTTGTTCAGCTGTTACTGCTGTAGTTCTCTGATTGTTTGGTAGTCCTGATGTAGTAGCTGTTGGGTCATAATAACTATCTCCTAGTGTACGTCTTAAATATCTCCATACTTTTAGTTTATCAGCACCTTCATATAGTGGATTACCATTTTCATCCATAGCGAGATAATCAGGAATTTGACTAGCATCAATATTCTTTATATAACCTTCATATTTAGCTAACTCTCTATTCTGTAAGTCTTTAACAAAAGTATATTGTAATAGTGATGGTAATGCTCTTTCTACTAATGATATAGATTCAGCATTTAATCCTGAAAAGATTCTACCTTTACAAGATAACTCAAAATCATAAGGATTATCAATAGATAATGGTTGATTAGGAACTTCTCTCATATCAGTAAATATATCATAACCATATCTAGTTATTTCATATCTTCTAGGTATATACATCTTTTCAGCATATACTACATTACCAAACTCATCTATCCATTCATATCTTTTAGCTTTCTGATTATATCTATTAATAATAAATGTAGTAGCTGCATCTTCAGGAATAGGATATTTACTATCTACAATTTCAGTAACTACTTCATTGTATTCATTAAACATAGTAAGAAATATAACTTCTCTATAAGCTTTAAACTCTAAATAAGTTTTCCATATTAACTGATTAGCTCTATATCTTCTATCTCCAGATGTTCCTGTTGATTGTCCTATGTATCTGTTATCATGAAATCTTGATTCCATTCCTTCTTCTACACTAAGATAGTTATATTGAGATTTAGCTTTACCTCCAGTAATATCCCAAGCACTATTAGGAGTTAAATAATTAGATGAAGTATAACCTCTTAATCTTTCAAGTACATCATCTTCTACTTTACCTTCTAATTCATCAATAGCTTCTGTAACAGTAATTGGTGTTCTATACCACCAATAATCTCCTTTCTCTATTCTTTCTTCATTACTATTCTTATGAAAACCACAATGGAGTGTATTTAATACTAATGGATGTGGTTGTCCATTCTTTTCTATAACTACCATAAAACATCTATCTACTGCTAGTACATGTTTAAATGATAATGATTTTAATGATTTAATATCAAACTTTACTTTAAAATATTCTACAACATCATTATAGAATATTTCCATCTCACTCTTAAAATTCTTTACATCTATATCTTCTGGTTTAGGCATAGTACGCATAGATTCTTCAATCTGTTCTGCATTAGCACCTCCAGCTTCCAGTTGTGCCTGGAATATCATTAACTCTTGATTAATAGCTGCTTCTAATACTTTTTTTAGTTCTTCATCTTTTGCAGCATTATCTCTATCAGATAATAATAATACATCAAAATTATCACCTCGTTTGAGCATTTGTCCAACGAGATACATAAACTTAGGATATAATCTATTATAGATAACTATTTCTCTATCTTGTTCAAATGGTAATTTGAACATATCTCCTTCAGGATTACATAACTCATAGAGTTGCCTGAATAATACACTACCATCATTATTAAGAATAGCATAGATAAGCCTATACTTCTCATAAGATTCCATATTGGTATTATTAAAAGGCACAATAGTATTCATTACGCTTTTATACCAATCTTCTGATTTATTTTTTTCTCTTAAGTTGAATACCGCTTCCATCTATTATTTATATGATTACGTATTGTCTGCAATGCTACAGTTTTTGTTTTGTTCATCATTCTATGATTCTGCTCACCAATAGCTAATGTTATGCCCATTAGTGCTGATGCTCCATCAAAATTACCTTTTAGATTATAGCTTTTTATTTGTCTAACGGTAAATATACATGTAATTCTTTCTAAGTTAGAATATTCTATCCCATTAACTTCTTT